AACGGGCTGTACATTTCCAGTGTGAGTAACGACCTTGTCTCCAACCTTCACCTGCTCAATAGGTACTGGGCCACGATTCGTCGTGAAAACGGGAGTGCCCTCTATGAAGCAGCTCGACATCTGAGGGCGGCTTGTTCCGGCGTTGAACAGGGTCGGGGTCGCGTGCGTAAAGTACTTCTGGGACATGAGGTCGTAGCTCTTCCGGGCAGACTCGGCATCCTGACCGTGGATCGCCAGGGCCACACGCATAAACATGTACTGGGGTGTCTCCCCAGGAAGCAAGTAGCCCTTTTGGAGCGTCTTGATTCCAAAGTACCCAAAGTCATAGTCGCGCTTCGGCTGGACCCACGTGTCCATCTCGAGTCGGACAGACTTCATAAACTCGTCAGACAGGATGCCCTTGGCGTGGAGGGCCAACACACAGTCGCTGAACGTCTTGGGGCTCGTCTTTTGAAGGTTGCTCACGGCGATACGCGTCGCAAGAGTCTCATAGTCGGGGTGCTCAGTCACGAGATCTATAGCCACATCAGCACTCAGACTATCGATATCACTCGTTTTGATTCCGTCATACATACTTGTGAAGACCTTCTGGGCCACCTTGTCTGGCTGGACTTGGAGAGGACCCTCCGTACACAATTTCTTGATTCTCGTCGTGACCTTGTCAAAGAGCATCTCGACGGACTCGCCATTTCTCTTGAAGACCTTCATCTGAGATTCAAGAGACTTATTTTTTTATAAGGTACTAGTAATGGCGACGAAGTGGCTTCCGACGCCCTTGACAGATGCTTTCTTTTCCGATTTCAACCGTGAATACCTTCACAGGTCCCTGATGGACGCCATCAAGAAGGAGACGGGGTACGCCATAGATCGTCAGAATGATGGCGACCTCCAGGCGCTCATGCGTTCCGTCTATGTGAATATGGGCCGGGACCCGACCACGAATGTCAAGGCACAGTTGGACGCTTTGAACGCGGCCGTCGTTTTCCAGGCGAAACAGACGGTCATGACGGGCGTGCTTCAGCAGGTCGTCTACCTGCGTGACATCTCGGCCAACCCCGTGCCCCTGCCCATCCCGAGCAACACGAGCACGTACGGGAACAAGTTGCCCCAGAACTTCAAGTTTGGGTTCTAAGCGAAGCGCCCCGGGGCCCCCGGGAAATAAGTCCTGTGGACTTATTAAGATGCGAGCCCTAGACGATATTCTCATCGGGTTTTTCATATTTTTCGCCGTGGATCGTGCGGTCCGGCTCTTCAGTAACGCCGTCATAGAGCGCCGTCTGAAGAACCAGGGAATGGACAAGGAGTCCATCGAGAATTGGAAGCTTTTTGGTGAAATGTGCATCTTGCTTTCATGCATATTCTTGGTCATTCGATTTCAAAAGCCTCTTTCCCAGTTAAACAAGTCGTGAGCCTTAGACCTATGATGAATCAGTATCGTGACGAGACGATGATTATGTGTCGACGCAAAGGATGGGACAAGGCCCCTGTCAGTACAGTCTGGCTTTTGTTCACCGAAGAAGTGGGCGAGTTGGCGAGTGCCATCAGGCAGTACCAAAGGTCTTACAAAAAGTCAGGACTCAAGAAGGATCGGGGGACGGACGTGACACAGGAGATGGGAGACGTGTTTAGTTATCTGTTCCAGTTGGCATCTATGCTTGATGTTGACTTGGATTACATGTGGACGATCCACAAGGAAAAGGTCCAGAACAAGGTCTACAAAGAAAATATCAGGGTTTGTTAAGTATGGCGACGGCCTTGATGATCAATGATGACGTGAGTATAAACCGGTTCAACCCGTACACGTGGTCGGGCACGTACGGCGTCCCTGTGGACGGCTCACACTGGCTCAGCGACGGGACATACACGGTCCAGTACGATGACATGCCCAGTCCGCCCATCGACCCAAACCGCGACCTCAAGGACTTCAACCCGGTCCACGTGTTTCGCTCAGGACCCGTCATGGTTGACGAGATGCCCGGACGGCCCGTGGCCCCCTTCCCTCTCTTCCCTGCGCGGAAATACGAGTACGATAACGGGGACCTGACGTGGCTCCCGTCCGACTACAATTACGTCTATGACCGCGACTTTATCGGGTCGAAGATGCTCCCCGACTGGGCTCTCGGCCCGCGCTCGGTCCAGAAAAAGAGGAAGAGCTGGGACACGGTTCTGGTGGTTGGGGCCCTGCTCGTTATTCTGTTTGCGTACTCGCGCATGAAGCGCTAAAAACTCACCACCTTGGGAGCCTGGACCTTGACTAATTTTTTGGCTAAATTTTCTTTTTCGATTTGTGATCGTTCACTCAACTTGGGACACTTGTGAACCTCAAGCTGAATGCACCTCGCACAGAAGTTCCCCTTGCAGTCTCGACACGTCAGCATTCTCGGGCGGTGCTGACATGAGGGGACCATCTTCCTCTAGTACTTGGCACACCTTTTGATCGTCGGGTTCAACCTCACACAACCCTTTTTCACGGGCCGTTTCCACACCGGCCCAGAACTTTTGCATCCGGGCCAGGTGTTTCTCGAACCATTCACGGTCTCTTGTGACTCGAGTCACCATGAATTCCTGGGGGGCTGTGTCCGTCCCGGGACGAAACTGGACAAAGTCACAAATGTCCAGATCCAGGATTTCGAGGAGAAGCTGTATCTGGGGGACGTAGTGCTTTGGGACTTTGTTTTCAATTTTACGCGTCATGGGACACTTGATTTCGATCAGGATCCCGTCTTCCGTGACGCCATCGGCCGATCCGCCCAGAAAAGGCCATTTGGGGTGTTGCACAAGACCCAATTCATGCGTCTTTCTTCCCGTCAGGGCGTCATACATGTCCCGGGCCACGGGCTCGAACTTTGTCCCGTGCTCCGTCGCCTCGTTCCCGGCCCAAGCCTTTTTGAGAACTTTTTTATGGAGTAAAGCATCAGGACTTTCGTACCTATTGAGCCCGAGCGCGCTCGCGACATCACTGGCCGTGAGGAGATTCTCACGGAGCGCGAGCCACTCTTGACTCCTCTGCTCAAAGTACGTTCTGTTCAGGAGTTCCTTGACTCTGGGGTCCATGTTTCTTAAACCGCGAATCCGTCTTAAGTAAAAGTTCAGCAACGTTCTGTTCGGCCTGTTTCTTTGTACTTCCGTAGCCGCACCCAAGTTCGACGCCATCCACGACGAGTGTAATGACAAACGTCCCGTTGACTTGACCGGAGACGCGGTACTCTGGCAAGTCTATCTTTTCCGCCTGACACCAGCGCATGAGCTGATCCTTGTAATTGTCATCTTTGTTCAGATCCGTCTCAATCTTTTCAAAAGAATTGAGAATGAACCGTTTCGCATGGACCATACCCAGGTCAAGGTACACGGCACCTATGAAAGCCTCAAAAACATCCTCGAGAATTTTAGAATTTGTATTCCAGCCATTACGGATACCCTTTTCATCCATCAGAATCCACTTTTCAAATCCCAAGATGTGCGCAATCTCCGAGAGCGTCGATCCACGGACCATCTTCGTTCGAGCCTTGGTCAGATAGCCCTCCTGTTCCTTCTCGTGACGATCAAAGAGCCACTTCGTCACGACAAAGCCCAGAACAGAATCTCCCATGAATTCGAGAGTCTCATAAGAGGATGAAAGGCCCTGGTAACGTTTCAGAGCAGACTTGTGCGTAAAGGCCCGAATGTACAGCTGCGTGTCCTTCACCTTAGTTCCCACAAGCGCGTCAAGGACGCTTCTGGGTACGGTGGGAGGTTCCTCCATTGTATATTATTACACACTATCTTTTAAGTCTTTTCACTTCTTGACAATCTTCGGACGCGCGGCCTTCTTCTCCTCGGTGGCGGCGGGGGCTGCTGCTGCTGGGGCGGCGGGCTTCTCCTGCTTCACGTAGTGCTGGTTCAGGTACTTCTGCAGGTTCAGAATGGTCACCTGAGTATCGTCGGGGACCTGGAGCAGATCCTTCAGGGCCGCATCCATCGTGATGTTCTTGCCCTCCTTCAGACCCTTCTCGGTCGCGTAGGTATTCACAGCCTTGGTGACTGCCGAGCGAGACATCATCTCATCGGGGCCCAGACCCAGGAACTTACGCAGGGCCTCAGTCAGCACCTGAGGCTTGTTGAACCCGTTGTTCTTGGTCCGCTCAGCCTTCTTCTCACCCGTCGGGTCATCGATGTTATCAGTAATCTTGCGCAGAATCTTGCGCAGAGACTTCAGGTCCTTCTGGATGGTCAGGATATCCTGAGCGACGGAGTCGAGTGTGGCCATTTCTACTCTACACGGCCTGTACGTCTTTATACCAGGAACAGGGACATGAGAACCATCATACAAACGAGAAAGATGAGCCAGAAGAACCTCACGTGGTAAAGAGGTTCAGGACTCCGCCCGACAGGCACGAAAGGCGCTTCATACTTGAAGATGGTCGCACGATCAGAAGTCTTGAGGTACTCTCCGAATGTCGGGGGGACCGAAGTTCCATATGTCCTTTTGTATTCTCCAAGGTCAGAGGGAGGTGGGCCTTGGCACGAAGGCTGACAGCACGAAGGGTCACACGGGTGGACAATACCATCGGCCCTTCCGACCCATCCACAGAATGTCCCCTTGGGTCCAGGGAGACACTGGCAGTCCAGACTGCACATTAATCTTAAAGAATATTTTAGTTACTACTTCAAATGGAGTTTGGGAAGACGCAGAAGTTGCCAGATGGTCGTTACTTTCTCAAAATCACGGGTCAGATGCTCCAGTTGAACAACGTGAAGTACCAGGAGGGCACGCTCGAGAATATTCCTCAGGCGCTCATGGACAAGCTCGATCAGGTCGACCAGGCCATCCTGACCGAGGCGAAGAACTCCAAGGTGGCGTGGTTCGGCCGGGAGCTCAGCGACGAGACGATCCAGAATGCGTTCCAGTCGAGCCTCACTGACGGCTCGCTCGGTGTGAGCCTCGCCAAGGTCAAGGGCGAGGTTGTGACGAAGGTCTTCAACTCCCAGAAGGAGGAGATTGGCCTGAGCAACGTCACGGCAGGGTCACAGTGTGACGTTCTCGTGGACTTGTCCGGTCTTTGGTTCCTCAAGAAATCTTTTGGACCCATCTGGCGGGTTGTCCAGATGCGCGTCCGGAGCCAGCAGGCCAAGCCGACCCGGGTGCCCGTCCAGTACATGTTCGAGGACGAGGACGACGAGGACCTTGGGGAGGACGACGACCCGACCGATTATGTGGACTGAGGCCCGACAGGCCCGAAAAAAAAGTGAGTGCTTACTAATAAATGCTGAACCGTAAGACCGTGGTGGCTATTGCCCTTCTTGTGGTTCTGCTGGCCGTGCTTTTCTACCCGATGCCTAGTTACTACGCGACGGACAGCGTCCAGGGCGCCGACCTCGACCGCCCGGGAGCGACCCAAAACACCATGGCTCCGGCCCCAGTCAGCGCTGCAAATGGTGCCTCGTATGACGTGAGCGCTGCGGGTCTGATCCCTCGTGAGATTGTGACCATGGAGGATTTCGGCAAGTTCTCCCCGGACGCCATTCTCCAGGGCCAGAACTACCTGGACCCGCGGAGCCAGATCGGCTATCCCGAGACCATCGGTGGTGTCCTGCGCAACGCCAACCGCGACTTCCGCAGTGAGCCCATCAACCCCCGTACGCCCGTGAGCATCTTCAACCTCAGCACGATTCCTCCGGATACCATGCGGCCCAAGTTTGAGATAAGTCCCGAGTATATGTGAATAAATTCTTGGGGGATACCAGTAAATGAAACGTTGCAATTTGTGTAAACTCGAAAAGGAAAGTATCGAGTTTCACAAAATGAAATGTGCACCTGATGGTCTTGCTTACACGTGCAAAATGTGCACGAAAAATGTAACCTTCGATTGGTCCACCAAGACCCTCAGGGGGCGTTTATCGAGATTATGTGCTACTGCCCGTCAGCGGTGCAAAAAACACGACTGGGTATTTGGGGGTTCCGTGGAGATTCTTGAAAAGATGTGGAAAGACCAAGGTGGCAAGTGTGCATATTCAGGAATTCCCTTGAGTCTTCGCGGAGACTGGCAGGTATCTTTAGAACGAAAGGATCCCAGACGGGGTTACGATCTCGATAATATGTGTCTCATATGTCTCGAACTCAACGTAAGTGAACAATGGACTCCGGCTAAACTTGAAGACATGAAGAAACGACAGAGGTTCATAGAAGTGGATTATTCAGGGGAACAAATAGAAAGTTTTAGATTCACCGCTATTCACGAAGGAAAAATCGATCTCGTCTTTCTTCGAAAGAAAGTGTATGCTTCCCGGGAACGCGTGAAGAAATGGTCTCGGACCGAGAGACACATGGAAGACACTTTACACACTCTTACACTCGAGGATGTAGTGAGCATACTCAAGGAGCAAAAGGGACTTTGTGCATATTCAGGCTTCCAAATGGACTTTGTTGCCCGGAGTGACTTTGCAGTTTCGCTGGAACGTAAAAACCCCAGGAAAGGCTATTACAGGGACAACGTGTTCCTTGTTTGCAAAGTGTTCAACGTTGGTGACCATCGAGTCGAGTCTCGGGAAGACATGGAGAGTTATCCAGTATGGTCCAGTACCAAATTCGAACAGTTCTGGAACGCGCTCCAGCAGGTCTAAATAAATCGTGATAAAAAGTAATGGAGTTTTCCGAGGCTATGAAAGAATGGATAGCACTCAAGGTCCAGTTGAGCGAGGCCCGCAAAGATCTCGCTGTTCTGAATAAACGCGAAAAGGAGCTCAAGTCTTTCGTGACGCGTCACATGGCCACAAATGATATAGACACAGTCAAGGTCAAGGATCAGGTCAAGGTGAACCTCAAGAAGAAAAAGGCCAAGGGGGGCATCACGAAGCAGGTGATTCGCACGGGTCTCTTGAACTATTTCCAGGGAGATGCTGGACGGGTCGATGGTGCCATACAGGCAATCGAGGCGGCCCAGCCCTTGAAAGATGTCTCGACCGTGAGTGTCACTGGTCTAAAGCGTGGGGGCTCTTGAAAACCAAGTAAAATAGATGGGACTCGGAGACGAGTACTCGAGAGACGCTCTGTTTAGGCGTCCGGACCAGGACATTCCAGGAGATCCGGACCGTGAAGAGAGCCCTGAAAAGGAGCCCCTGAGCCAAGAGGACTGGGAAATCATGTACAGCGACGAGTTGTACTCTGATGTCGACAAGATCCAGGAGTTTGTCTATGACAACTGTGGTCGCGTGCGATTTCGGTACGGCGTCGAAGACTTTTGCGAACTGATTCGCGAGCCCGCCAAGTGGTGGCAAAACGTGGATCTCAAGATGCCCGTGTGTCAGCTGTGGCGCCGGCTCCTGACCAAGAGCGTCGTGGACCCCCAGGCGTTTCAAGTCTGGCTCGAATATTATGTAGACTTTTACTAAACAGAAATGATGATTGATTTGGCTGCGCCCAAGGTGGTCGTCCCGGCGACAATTTTCATGATCGGGCTCGTGGCGGCCCAGGTCCGTCCATACATATTCCTGATCGTGCCCCTGTTTTCGTGGCTCGTGATCCGGTTCGGGCTCAAGATGAATATGACTCGGGCGGACGTGGTTGTTCCGGGTGTCCTGGCCGGTCTTTTGATGATGATCCCCGGGCCTGTATCAGTTGACCCGGCCGCCATCATCGTCATCAAGGGTCTCGCGTTCCTCTTTATCTTTTCGCAGTTAAGAATTACGTTCCCCCAGTACTACTAGATGCAGCCACGGAACCTCATCATAGGTCCGGGCGCCATGGCATTTTTTTTATTCTTGGGCCAAATGTCCCGTCTCGATCTCACGTGTGTCAAGGCTGTGAGTGGGGCGAGCGCGGGCGGGCTCCTCGCGCTTCTCTGGGTTGCCGCACGGGGTGACATTCCAGAGATGCTCGACTTTGCACTTCACGTTCCGATCAAAACCTTGATGCGTCCGAGCCTCAAGAATTTCATGACCGACTATGGGCTCGTGCCCGTCACTCGTGTTCGCAAACTCATTTCAGAAATTTTTAAAAAATATTTTAAAAAAAATGATTTGACCTTCAAGGAACTGTGGGACGCGAGACCAGTGGACTTGCACGTGCCGGCCTTTTGTGTGGACCTCGGGCGGACAGTCTATTTCTCATGGAGGTCCCACCCGTCACAGTCCGTGCTTGATGTCATATGTGCCACAATTGCCGTGCCCCTCGTGTTTTCATCCGTGCTCATAGGTCCGTGGAGATACATAGATGGTGCTTTCCAAGAGGAGATTCCGGGCGCGCCATTCATGGGTGAGGACCCGGCCAGGACACTCGCACTCAGGACTGACCGGGGTCTCCCGAGCCCGACGAGAAATCTTCAGACATTCATTATGAATATTTTTCAGGGGGCGCTTCGGATGCGTCACACGTACAAAGTCCCGACCCTTCTTGTGAACCCATCAGACCTTGATCTCTTTGACTTTGGGGCGGACCGTCTAAGAATCTTTTGCAGGGGACAAAAATCTTGGCCCTTAGTAAATGACTCATATCATTCGGTCCGGGTACATCATGCACCGGAAGCAGAAGCGCATTTTCGTGAAGGGGACGACAAAGCGCAAGCCGTACTCGTACCTGCGCAAGGCGGGGACGTCCCGGGTGCGTCCAGTTCCGACCAAGGACGTGGGGGCGATCGGCAAGGGGCCCAAGATTATCGGCCGGCTGAAGAAGGGCATGTTGACTTCTTACGGGTACCACCCCGTCGAGGCGATGACCAACCGTCACAAGGCTCTGACCAAAGCGGTCGTTAAGGGTCACGAGGACCCGCACGCTGTTGTGAAGCGCCTCGTGGCCATCAGCACCCTGACCAAGCGTACACTCCCCCGGGCCAGTCGCATCTACAAGCAAGATGCGCGCTGGATCCACTCCAAGTACCGGAAGGTCTTTGGTCGGAAGAAATAAACTCGCCACATAGAGTAATAATGAGCCCCCCAAACTTGTATGGTGGTCGGAGGAGTCCAAACAAACAGGCACTTGATATGCTTGCGACTGTTGCGGCCGGGGAGATTGAACCGAGCGCCCCTCGGCCCGTTATTCGCTTCGTGAAAACAAAGCACGTGCTCCGTACAGCGACGCAATCTTTCATCGCGTACGGCGCCGTTCATGGCATTCAGCGCTTCTTTCCAGCGGCGTGGGCCGACCCGAGGTTCACGATCCAGCTCGTTTTTGGTCTCCCTCAGACCTTCCGGGCCGTGCGTCAGGGCCGTATGAATTTGGCCATGGCGACCCCCGTGATGACCATAGGATGGTTTGTGACGTTCACGGCCCTGTCTGGTGTCGTGCAGAGCGTCCTCATATCAACAAATTCGACGTACTTCGCACAAGCGACGCGAATGATAGGGAATGCTGTTGATAAGAGTATTCGGGGAGCCGCGAATAGTAGTACCATCCGGTACAAGATTGCTCAGATCATAGGTCACTTTGTGTATGCATACATGCAGTACAAGGGGACGGCCCCGACTCTCCAGAGCGCCAATTCATTTTCCCGAGCCTTTGCGGCTGACATGACGGGTACTCTCGGGAGCGGTCTCGGTTTCGTACTCAAAAAGGTGGGCCGAACTGCCGTTCGGCACCCCGTGGAGTCTGCGATCATAGGAACTGTAGGCGCCATGGCCCTGGTCAAAAAGAAGAACACGAGTCGGGGCCGGAGTCGGCGGCTCAAGGCGACCTAGATCGTCTTGTAAAAGGCCCATTTGAGTTCCTTGCATATTCCCTTCCAGATTTCGTCTTGCTTGTACAATTTCTCCTTGGACTTGAGAAGGGGAAAGCACGGGAGGTAATCATCTTCCCCAAGTAATTCACACATTTTGTAAAGGACAAAAGAGTAAGACAAAAAATTCTTTCGGTCCTTTGGCCGATGTTTCTCAAAGGGTTCTTGAATCTGATAAAACATGAGTCTGAGACGCTCTTCGAGAGCTTGACTCATGGTCGGGGGCTGTATCCCGTTGAGAATCGTCGTTATATATGGTACGTGCTCATAGAACCTCGAGTGGTTCAACTTTTTGAGGAGAGCCTTGACCTTTTCGTGCGTAATGTCTGAAAGGTCTTTGATTCTTTGTTTCCGGAACTCGGCCCGAAGTTGTTCTATGACCTCCTTGGGTACGCTCGTCGATTCCTTGGCCTGGAATTGACTGACCCATTCATTAAAGTGGTTTTCGCGCTTGTAAGAATAAACAACATTCTTCTCCATTTCCTGTTCCTCCTTGAATCCCACCTCTTCGCCCAAAAAGAATTCAGAAACACCACACTCTTTACAAATTTCCTCGGACGCAACTTCGTCGAGTACTTTTGAAAAGAGGGCCCCGCACGCCCTGCACGGGGTCGAGTGTGTATCGTCTCGGCGCCGGGCCGCAGGTATGTCCTGGCCCTCGACATTCTCGAGGTACGACTTGAATATGTCTTGGCGCTGAACGCCCTTTCGAGACTGGATCTGGACCCCGGCCACCTTTTTCGTGCTCGTGACCGTGGCCTCAGTCTCCTCATGGTACTCTCGGATAAAGGGGGCCGAAAGAATCATGTACTCATACATCTCGGCTTCGAGGGCACTTCGGCTCCCGGGGTCCCGGGCCTCTTCTATACGGGTCTGAAACTCACGCACCTTTTCGTTGAAGCGAGCTTCCATTTTCTTTTTTAAAACTTTTTCCTTTTAAGACTCTTCTATTTTCGGAGCAAGGTAAAACTTGACGTCACCAAGGTTGGCAATCCCGTACCTGAAGACGATAGGCATGTCTTGGTCAGACGAATCCTGCATGAGTTGGACGGACGAGCAAAGACCCGTCGCCTTTGTAAACATATTGATGTACTTGAGGTTATATGAAGATCCCGTACGGTTTGGCACCACCTCGGGAAACTCGAGAACTGTCTGCTGATCAGCAAAGTCCCCGCGGCAAGAGAATATGAGCATCTGGCCATCGCGAATAATCTCCATGTCCCGGGACAGATTCCCCATGTCGCGGGCTATGCGCTGAAAGTCTATACTTGGCATGGTCGTGATGATATCCATGGAAATATCGGGAACCTCGAGTATGTCCTCATTAATGTCCAAAAGTTTTAGTTTGAAACTCGTCTTGGACTTTTTGGCCACATTCTCGATGATGCACTCGAGGTGCTCCGTGCCCGAGATGCTCATCTCGAGTGTATCAGCCGTGGAGACTGACTTGAGTAACTTGAACGTGTTGCCCATATTCAGACCGGCCGAGATGGGCTGAGGACACGAGTACTCCTCGAAATTCTCTGCGGCGAGCGTCATGTGGACCAAGGTGACCCGGGCCGTGTCGAGTGTCAGAATTTTCATGCCCGTCGAGTCGAAAATGACATTCACATCGTTGATAATGTCCTTGAGGACTTCGAATATTCCTTTAATGGCATTCGCCTGAACGGTCCGAAAGTGCATTAGAGTGTCTGGGCCCGTCCCTTTTAACTCGATTTCTTCTGTTGGTAAGCATCTGTGACGCTCTTTCCAATCTTCTCCTTGAGTTCTGGGGTGAGCATGGGCTGCATGGATTGGCCATACGAATCGAGCGCGAACAAGTCTGGACCGCCTTCGTCACCGTCGAGAGAAGCGGTCAAGATCCCCCCGGACCCTCCCCATGTCTCAATCTCTACAGGAATCATAGACTCGAGCCAACTGCGAACCTCGGACCCGACCAGGATCTGTCCCTCAGTCGTCACGAGTGAAGGGACGCGCGTGACGTTGGGATTCTCCGGGCGTCCGTGCGTCGAGACGTTATGGTACCGAAGCATCTGCCCGAGGCTGGGGTTGCTCTTGACAAAATTTAAAATTTCAAAACAAAATTGACACTTGTCGCTAAAGATGAGCAGCGCCATATACTTTCGTAATTTTTTTGAGGGCCTGTATTAACACAGCAAATGCCTGGAAAAGTCGACGTACTCATCTTGGGTCTCGTGGCCGCCACAACGGCATTTCTCTTCTGGAACTCCAGTTCCCTGTATGAGGTCGCCCCCTCCCCGCCGCCCGGAGCGCCTGTCGTGCCCCGGAGTATCATTCAGGCCATCATAGAAAAGATACAGGCGGGGGCTCCGTGGCTCCAGCCCGTGGATACGATTTTCATTACGCCCTCGAGCACGTCACAGGGTGGTGCCGAGTACAACGGGCGCTTCCTGTTCCTTGATACTCGTGGGTTTTTCGGGAATCAGTACGACGTGACGGCGACTGTGGCCCAGGATGGGACGGTCCAGATTCTCAAGCAGGTCACGTCAAGCTCTCCCGATGCTCGCGGGCCCTTCCAGGCTTTCGCGCCCGATCGGTATCAATCGTACAAGGATGTTGAGGATTCCCTGGCGGCCCAGGTCCAGCAAGCTCTGGCCCAGACCAAGAACTTGCCCGGCCTCGATGCGTACGTGCGCACGTGAGAAAGTATCCGGACTTTTCTAGGGATGATAAGTGCGAGGGAACTCGCTGAGCGTGAGCACCAACGACGGAGTGTTCGAAAACAGACGTATCAGACTATTCTCGAACAGTTTTCTCGAAAGGTCCAGGCGGCTGCGGACCGCCGCGAGACGTCCGCAAGTCTCGTCGTGCCCCCTCTGATTCTCGGCTTTCCCATGTATCCCTTTCCAGAGGCCGTAGGGTACATAGAGCGCCAGCTGAAAAGGGCGGGGTACAAGGTGACCCGTGGAACGGACTATGGGCACTTTATGGTCTCGTGGGCCCAAGCGGCACCGAGAGCCGTGGCACGCGTCCAAGAGTCTTTGCCCGGTGACGACTTGTTTTCTGGCTTGGCGAACCTTCAAAAGACGGCGGCGCGGTTGCGCAGTAGAGGAACTTAAAAATTATTTTTGAAAAATAATTAATGGATCTGTCTCTCATTCTCTCGTGTCCGTGCAGACCGGGCTTTACATACAAGTCCCCTGAATCTCTCACAATACACAAGCGTTCAAAGATGCACAAGACCTGGGAGGGTCTTCAGGAGATTCGTGACGTCCGAGCCTCTTCAAAGACTTTCGAGAATGAGGTCGAGCGTCTCCAGCGCCGCTTGGCTCAGAAGGAGGCTCTCGAGTCCGTCCTCCTGAAACGTATTCAGGAGCTTGAAGATACCGTCGAATACTGGAAGGCGTATTTTGACGAGCGTTTTGTTCAATAATTAATTTACTTGGAGCGTAGTAATGGAGGTTCTGAATGATGCCGAACGTCGCTTTTCAAGCAAACTCGTCGCGGCCATGCTCCCAGAACTCGTGGATACCTTTTGGCTGATCTGGGAAGACACGAAAAAAGAAAATAAGGATCGTAAACTTGTGGACAATTACCGTCAGAACCTTCGCAAGATTAAGGGCGAATGGTCAAATGTCAAGGTCAAGGAGCACGTGGCAAACATCATGAAGGAGTGTCCGCTCTTTCCGCGCCTCATAGCCGCCGTCTTTGTGATTCACGTAAAGATCCTGAGTGCGATCCGTATCGACAGGACATCAAAGAAAATCTCTTTGAAACTGCCGAGTAATGATGTGTTTGTTCATACGTGTTTCATAGAGTGCGCTCGGGACCTCTACGAGGAGCCCTGGGTCATCACAGAGGAGAAACCCGTGAGCGAGCGCCGAGATGACCTCAATAGGCGCTTTACAAAGTGTATTCGCGAGACTATTGAGAATCTCGTGCCGACTGAGGAGATTCTGAATGCTTACCTCACGATGCCTTCAGAGTCTGAAGAGTTTGAGATGGAGCACGAGGAGCCCGCGCCAGAGGCTGAACCCGAGCCCGAGGCGGGACCCGATCTCGACCAGGCGTTTGATGCTGCAGAGGCTGCTCAGACCCCCGTGATCCCCGAGTTCCCAGAAGTTTCAGAGACTCCCGGGGGCACAAAGACTGTGAGCGTCACGCCCGTCGCGCCCACTCACAAGGAGGAATTGTTCCCGGATGCGCCCGAGACGGGGAAAAAAGATGTGCAAATCTCATAGATGGATCATTACTTTCGCCAGCCCTTGAGCGCTGCCGTTATATCTGCAGCCGTCACCATGGTGTACATCTATGGCAAAAACAAAATGAATGGACGGGCCCAAGTGCCCAATTCAGAGTACACCAAGCCTGCATTCCTCGTGGCGATCCTCGTGTACCTTATAGTCTCTCAAGGGTCGGCCCACAGAGAATCTGTAAGTCTTGAACCATTTTAAGTTAAAAAGATAAAACACCCTGTGGATAATGAGTTCCCTGGATGCTTTTAACGAGATGTACAGCGATTTCATAAAAGATCTCGGACTTGCGTTTCCGGATGACCCGAACGTCCTTCAATTCAAGTCCGAGTTTGATGAGCTCAAGGCGGCAGACCCCAAGGGTCCTATGACGACATTCATGAAGCTGGCGGGCGCCAAGGCCCAGGCTCTCACGACCCGGGATCCCTCGTTCATTCAGCAGTTTTCGTTCGGGCCCGTGTGGGCCTCAGCGAGTCCGCGGACGAAGGAGGCCATATGGCAGCACCTGAACGGTCTCTACATGATTGCCATGACCCTCACCATGTTCCCTCCCGAGACGCTCGAGGCTATCGAGGGGGCCGCAAAGAGGTGCGCAGAGAGTGGAGCGTTCGACCCGTCCATTATGAGCAGTTTGCTTGCTGGTATGATGGGGCCCGGAGCCATGGGCGCCCCCGGACCTGCGCGCGGCCGTGGCCGTCCCCCCTCTGGCGCCAGGCCGAAAAAAACTACCAAGTAAGTAGTAGATGGATCCTAAAGAAATATTTCGAAAGGACAAACTTTTGCAGTTTTGGCCCACGGCGGGACAGTCTGCCAAGGATCGCGTGAGTGCCACGACTCGCTTTATCGTGTATGCCATGTGTATCCTGTATCTCATAAAGCGTGATTCCCGTATCCTGGCTCTCGGTCTGCTTGTTCTGGGCGTCCTTTACTTTTTGTACGTGAATAATCAGATTCCAGACGGGAAGCTCCGGCCGACACAGCCCGAAGCCGACCGGGCAACGTATTGGGGCCGGGACGCCGTCACACTCCCGACGATTGATAACCCCATGGGGAACGTGCTCATGACCGACTACAGGGACAACCCGGACCGTCCTCCAGCAGCGTGGGCCCCCAGCGTACGTGAAGAGACGGCCAAGGTCTGGGACTTTATTCACCCTTTCGAGAAGAAACGTGATGCCGAGCGCAACTTTTATACCCCGGCCTCGAGTACCATTCCGAACGACCAGACCGCCTTTGCCGAGGGGGCCTTTGGTGCCAAGTTTGCTCCCTTTGCCAAGGATGGTTCAGGAGTCGCCAATATTGATAGCGACCGGTTCCACTTCCCAGAGCAGACGCAGATGCGTGCCGGAAACGGAGGTGGCTACGGAGGCGGACACTAGAAAAAAAACTAGATACAAAGTAACGATGGGGCGCAATCTCCGCACAGACGGACTCACGCTCCAGCCGAAAATCTGGCAAGGACCGGCGACAATTCTGCTCGATGACGTTGTGCGTGTCGATGACGCCCTCAGGTCCCAGACCACGAGCCAGTGGAACGCAGGGTACACTGAGCGCCCGTACGATTTCCCGAATCTGTACCTCCGTGACCCTTTCCCGACTCTCATTTTCAACCCCATCAGCACGTACAGCAATGACCAGAACAACCGCTTCGATCAGCGCAACCCTTCTGTCGTGCCGTATCTGACTCTCAAGCCGACACCGTGGGCCGCCAAGACGGGCCGGGGTCCGTTTCCGTACACGGGCTAGGAAATTAATAAAAACTAAAAGTAATATGGATCCGTTGGCCCTTGCGGCCGTCGTTGGTCTTGTGTTTGCCGGTCAGAGATTCAGTGACTCCGAGTCTCCTGCGCCCCCGCCAACCACCGTGATCATGCAGGCCCCTCCTCCTCCTCGTCAACTGACGAAATTTGATACAGAACTTGCCGGAGATTCTCACACGCACCAGGCGGATGCGTACGGTCTTCGGCCCATAAACCCTTCGTTCGGTCGGCGTATCGGCGATGATTACCTCCCGCCGAAGGAGGCGGTGTCGAGCCTCCAGGACTGGTCCCCGATGGCGAACAGGTACCCGCACGGAGAGCCCGTGTACGACCTGTATAACCGTGAGAACGTCACGAATAAGCAGAACAACCTCGCACCCATCGAGCGCAAGAATGTCGGCCCAGGTCTGGGTGTCGCCCCGAACGTTCCGGCCATCGGTGGGTTCCAGCAGTTCTTCCGGGCCTTGCCGAACAACGTGAACGAGGAGAAGCTCGTGACCTTGCCAGGCGAAAAGGGACCGGCCAGCTACTTCGTGAAGAGCGGCGGCACAGAGTTCCCGACTGGTTCTGGGCTCATCAACGGGTCCATGAGCCACCAGGCCAAGACGACCAAGTCATGGTACCGCCCTCCGGCCCAGAACAGCGGTCAGGGCCAGGGTATCATTCGGGCACCCGAGGGTCGTCCGGACAACATCAAGACGCGCGCGACGACCATTCGTCAAGAGACGGGCCCGCGATTCGACACGCTCGGACTCGGCCCGGGTCAGTACGCTCAGGTCTACCAGCCGTATTCACGGGGTCTCACCGACACGAGCCTTCCCCACTCGACCGGAAACCGCGTGAACCCAGACCGGCCCGGAAACGGTCAACGCATGAATGTCCGCGCGGACCCTCAGGGCCAGGTGGGCGCAGCGACCCAGGTCCGCGAAGAGTCCATCCCGCTCCAGCCAGGCCCCATGAATTTGTACGCCGCAGGAGGTGGCGGACCGTACAAGGCGCCCGAGAACTGGAGTCTCAATAACGCCAAGTCCAATAAGAATCCGTTAGCCTCCAACCAAAATCTGAACCTTGCCCGGGACCAGATTACAGGGAACCCGCTGGCATCACCCATCTGGGCTGCGTCGTGAGCCCTGAAAAAACTCTGTGTCTTCTAGTAAAATGAGTGGAGGAATTGTCCAGCTCGTCGCGACTGGTGCCCAGGACACGTGGCTGACGGGTCAACCGGAGGTTTCCTTTTTTCGTTCCAACTACAAGCGGTATACCCACTACGCCTCGTCCATCGAGCGTCAGATTATCCAGGGCCAGCCGACCCCGGGGTCCATTTCCATGGTTCGGTTCGAGAAGAAGGGTGATCTTCTGTCTTACTTGTATCTTACTGCTCGTGATCAGAACGGTGCTCAGGTCCAGAATCTGGACTGGTCCAAGGTGATTGATCGTGTGGAGCTCCTGATTGGTGGCCAGGTGATTGATCTGCAGGACTTCAACTACATGACGGACATCGAGCCGTGCACCGGCGCCCAGACCTTCAACCAGCGCTACCTGAACAACGAGACCCTGACCCCGACGGGCCCGACCAACAAGGCGAACAATTTCTTCCCTCTCAAGTTCTTCTTCTGTAAAGACTGGTCCGTGAGCCTGCCCCTCGTGGCCCTGCAGTACCACGATGTTGAGCTCCGCATCACGTGGTCGAGCGGCCTCAGCAGCCAGGTGAACTTTGGCGCCCCTACCGCGACCAACATGGGCAACCCGTACGCGAGTGCTAACGTGGCGGCGTCTGTTGTCACGGGTAACGGCGCCGGGTTCGCCGCCTCGAGCAACACGGCCAACCTGGTCCTGACCAGCAACACCTTTGTCGGTCCCCTGTCTTCAGGACTCGTGGTCGGCAACGTGGCGGCGACCTCGGACATTCTGAGCGCGAACGGCCTGTCTGTCGTGCAGTCCATGTCTAACGTCAGCTCCACGGGTCTGTCCAACGCCGTTGTGTCTTTTGCGAATACCGCTTCGGCGAACATCACGAGCGAGTACCAGACTGGCACGAATCTCGGGTTCTGGCTCCCGAACGCTTCGGCCCTCGTGACCACCGCGACCATCCCGGCCGGCACCACAGCAACCCTGTCGTACGTGAGCCAGCTCCGCTCTTCGGGCATCACTGTCGGGAACATCGTGGTGGGTCTGCCCCTGCCCGGTCCCGTCTACGTGACGAATGTCACCTCGACGACCTTCACGGTGGCCTTCCCGGCCACGACCAGCACCACGACCATCCTGCCTCAGACGCTCGTGTCTTTCGTGAGCTCGACGAGCTCTCAGAACCTGACCTACGCGGGCCTGACCTTCCAGCTCTGGGCCAACTTTGTGTACCTGGACCAGGCCGAGCGCGAGTACTTTGCCCAGAACTCCCATGACTTGCTGATTACCCAGGTCCAGCGCGTGCCTCTGAGTTCCCAGGCTGTTCAGGAGTTGGCTCTGGCCCACCCGGTCAAGTTCCTGGCCTTCCAGTCTCAGCAGTACGGCTCCATTTACCAGACTGGTCTGGGCTCGGCCAACGCCGCCAACTACCAGCTCAAGGTGCAGATTAACGGTGTGGATGTCGGGGAGTCTCGGCCTCTGCCCGCCTTTACCGATGCTAATCAGTACTACCATACCCAGTACGGCTACCTCGGGGCGCACAGCCAGACCCCAGTCCTGGTCATCCCTTACTGCCTGGACACGAGCAAGCTGCAGCCGACCGGAACCCTCAACTTCTCTCGGCTGGACACGTACCGCCTCGTGGTGCCGACCATGCTCTCGGGCGGTCTGGCGGCCCTCGCGAACCCGTCTGTGAGCTACCCTTACATTTATAGCGTAAACTATAACGTGTTGCGCGTGCAGAAGGGAATGGGCTCGGTTCTCTACGCCTCGTAAATTTTATGGGTACTTTACTACAGGATGCAGTACTGGCCTTGGGTCCTGCTTTTGGGTCTCGTGTTTTTGGTCACGTACGATCCGAGCACGCAGAACCTCTCGAAATATTTTGATGGGCCAAGATTAGGAGACGCCAGAAATGCAGCAGTCTCAGAAGGACCACTTCCCGACGGAACGACACAAGAGCATAGCAGTTCCGGTAAGCTACAGTAGTGATGGCGGTCCGCCCAAGTTTCTCTTGGTCCACGATAGGCGCTACAAGGAATGGACATTTGTCACGGGCGGGTGCCGCCGTCGTGAGATATTCAATCCTTTGCGATGCGCAATTCGTGAACTTGAAGAAGAGACTCGGGGGATCATAAATCTGAAAAAGGGAACGTATTCCTATTTCAGTTTTTCCTTCAAGGATTCTGATGGCGTAAATAACGTGTATCACGTATACGTCCTTGACGTCCCGATGACGTCAACAGAACAGAGTCAGATTGTCACGAAATTCAATCAAGAAAGGGAGAAAATGGAGGGACACGAGGTTCCCTTTCGCAAAAATTACGACGAGAATGATTCTTGTGATTTCGATACGCTCGAAGGAATCACGGGGCGTCGCGACCTATGGGAAATGATCAGGACCCATGTGCTCAAGAACCCCCAGTTTCACAAGGTTCTCAGGACGCCCGAGAAACAGACGTTTTTCTTGAGGGCCTAGAGCGCCGAGGCGGAGCCGAGTCCCGCAGACTCGGGAATGCGGCCCGGTTTCTATTTTAAATTCCTGAAACGTTATAAATGACTCAAAAGAAGGAACAGCTTATCGTCCGACTTTTGAATCTGCGCAACGATGACTCCACGTCCCCCTCGGACCTTTTCAAGTACTCTATTCAGCAGATCCATCACTGGATAGAGATTGAGGAGGAGAAGAAGCGCGTGGCCGAGGAGCAACCGGCTGCTGCAGAGCCCGAGCCCGTGGCGCCCAAATCAGCCTTTGATTATTTTTTCGGTCGAGGTTAGAGAGTAGGGGCACCTGATCTTCACGATGATAGAACGATGGAACCTCAAATCGGGTGAGAGCCCTACACACGTTCTCATGAATGGGGGCCAACTCCATGTTCCTGACGCAGATCTCGATGCCTTTTGGTCCGCGTACCTCATGGACCTCTCGTCAGGGAAGAAGTTGTATGTCGTTGAACAAAAAACAGAATTTTTTAAATTTTTTGTTGATGTGGATTTCAAGTCGGACAGAATCCTTGAAGATGAGGACGCCATGGATCTGTGTCGACGTATATGGGAATCCGTGGGTGACCCGGGTCGGTGTGTGTCGGCCCGAGCCCCGGTCCGAAGGGACAAGGAGGGTCTCATCAAGTCGGGCCTGCACTTGCACTGGCCAGATCTCGTCACGGACAAAAACCAGGCTTTGGCGCTTCGAACACGCATCTTGCTCGGACTTGGCTCCGGGGCACACTGGGACCAGACGATAGACCAGAGCGTCTATGGAGGGTCTGGACTTCGGTGTCTCTGGTCACACAAGAAACCCGAGGGCCGACCGTACGTTCCTTGGAAGTCCGTGCCCTCGGGCGAACGCCTCGACGCAACACCCAGGCTCGAGACGCTCAAGATGTTTTCAGTCAGGACCCTAGGCGGTGCGCAGACGCGTGCGAAAGCCTCTCCGGGCCTGAACGAGTCGGGCCTCGAGCGTTTCATACGTCAGAACATGGATGGTCAGGCCGGGGCTCGAGTCAAGGCGGTCAGACGTACAAAGAGGGGAGAGGGCAAGGGGCTCTATGTCGAGACGGACTCGAAATGGTGTGAAAGGATCCAGGCCGAACACAAATCGAATCACGTATGGTTCTATATACTCAACGGAACGATCCAGCAAAAGTGTCTCAACGAAGAGTGCCTTGAGTTCCAGGGCCGTGAGCATTTTCTCCCGCCAAGTATCAGTAATGAACATCCTCGTGTGGATGCTTCTCCTCGTCCTCGTGCTGTGGACCTTCTTCCCTCGTCCTGGCGCGGGTCGTTTCCGAGCCTTCGAGGAAAAGGTCCACACGTACTCGGGACTGGATCCGAACGAATGGACGTTGTTCCTGACGGAGATTCGTGAGTTTGACAAGGGGCTCCAGGTCGAGCACTTGTATCAGGCGGTCGAGCACGTCAGGAACCTGGGGCTCATGAATACAAACTTCACGGATGAGCTCAATTCGCTGGCAGATAGGCTCGGTTACGAAGGGGAGCTCGTCGTGGGGCCCAAGAGACCTAAATTCTTGAACGAAGTTATTCCAGATCAGCCATTCACGTATTACTTAAACGATTCAAAACCTATGGATACAATATATGTCAACCCAACTGGAATTGCCGTCGGCAACGGATTTGTCGGCCGGACCCGCTCCTGAGCCTGCAGGGCTGCGCACGCGGTCCGGGCGTGTCTCCAAGCCCCCTGTTCGCTACGAGCCCGTGGAGCAAGTCGAGGACGACTATGCAAGTGACGAGTATGACGAGGCCGAGTCGGACGTGAGTTCTCACGTGGCGTTTAGCGAGTCGGAGATGGAGGACGATGAGGACGACTCGGATCTGGATGACTTTATAGTCGAAGATAAAAGCGAGAGTGGCGAGGACAATAATGGAAGCGAATCAGACTCAGACTCAGCAGCAGGAGGAGTACGAGCCCCAGTGGCTCGAGGGACCCCCGCCCCCGCCAAGGTTCCCGTCTCTCGGCGTGGAGCTCCCGCAGCCGTCACAAAGAAAAAGTGAATTTTTTGTTGATAATAAGATTTTGATCGGTGTCGCCATAGGTATCATCATCATGGGGATGCTCATGTCAATGAGACCTGTGGTAATTCATGCCAAGTAAGCGGCACTACGAAATAAAATAGAGTGGGGCTTTCCCGCTCGGTGAATCGTTTCCTACGAAATCACCGATCGGACCTGTTCGGTCTTTGTACACATCCTCTTGGAGGAATCCGACCCACGCACCTTCGCGTCTTTGCGTATCAGTTTCTTTAAGCAAAAAATCAGTATCGTAGTAGGGCGGGCGTGCTTCGCTCGTGTCCCCGATAGATGGCGGGGGGACCGCGCGGGGCAAAACGTTATAGGCCGTCATGAGGAGCCAAAGAATGATTAAAAGACCTATGATCGTCAGCCACATCTTTTAGGTACGTATATTTTTTTCAAGCAACGGGAACAACCTCGGACTCCTCGCTGACTGGCTCGAGAGCCGCGGGCTCCGTGGCGACGGCCGCGCGCCGGTCCTCCTCCTCCTTCTTGCGCCGGGCAATCTCGAGGGCCACCTCGGCATCCGCCATCCGACGCAGAACGTCCTCATCCTTGGTCGGAAACTCCTCCTTGAGCTTCTCGAAAATCTCAGAAGGGTGCGGGATGGGCGGAACGTCAGGACGGTTGTAAAACTTGGAGTTTTCGTCCGAAGGGTCGATGTACGGGTACGGACCATCGAGCGGCTTGGCGGTCATGTCACGCTTGCGCTTCTCGAACATGGCGGCCGCCTGTGACTGATTCTCACGGTACTTGACCATAATCTCCTCGAGTTTCTCATTCGCGTAGTGAACATCCTGGATCTTGTCCCGATCAGGCGGAATCAAGAGCCACTTGTACATGTCGACCACGTAAATATCAACAAGTCCATCCTCCTTCTGCAGGCGCTTTGCGTGGGAGGAGGCCTCGTCACGTGTCGGGAAACATCCACGAATCTTCATTCCCAAGAGGTCATTCTTCTGGGGCTGGTCAGGACCCACGAAAGACACGCACGCAAAGAGCTGACCAGGGATCGTCAGGTAGTCGTTTGTGAGCTCGCCCATTTAAAAGGTAAACGTGCTTTTCTTTTAAGTGGCCAAAATGGATGCACTCAGAAAGCAACACAACGACTACAAAAGAGAGCTTATTCGTCGCTGGGTCACAAAACCCGGAGCCAAGGTGCTTGATTGCGGGTGCGGCCGAGGCGGGGACATTCTCAAGTGGAAATCGACGCGAGCACACGTCTTTGCTATAGATCCTGACGAAGAGTCTTTGCGTGAAGCAGAACAGAGGGCCCATGATTCAGACACGGGCGTGTGGTTCCTAGGACCCGGGACGATCCTCGAGGCACAGGCCTCGGGGCCCTATGATGTCATTTGTTACAACTTTTCGCTCCATTACATTTTTGAAGACCCGGTCACATACAGGGCATCTATCAAGGCCCTGACACAGTCCCTGAAACCGGGGGGACTTTTGATAGGGATCGTGCCCGAAAAGGCCAGGGCCCAAGTGCTTGCAGATCCCTCGGGGAACTTCAAGGACTCCTTGGGGAACTCGTTCGCGCTCCAGGGCGGCCGCCTCCACGTCAGGCTCGTGGACGGTCCGTTCTATGCGGCTGGAGGGCGCTCGGAACCTTTGCTCGACGCGACGCGCCTGATCCAAGACCTGGATACACGCGGGCTCGATCTGGTCGTGTGGGAA